GCAGGGGGCGGTGTCCAACCATTGGACGATAAACCACAATCTTGGCGGATATCCGTCCGTAATGGTGGTGGATACGGCACGAAACGTGGTCATCGGGGAAATCACCTACATTAGCACCACCCAGGTTGTAGTAGAATTTTCTGCAGCGTTCTCGGGGCACGCCTATCTGACATGAGGCAGGACTAATGGCAACAAGATTCGTAACCAACCTTGATCTAGTACAGAATCAGATACTCAAGGGTCGCTTTGAGGCGCTTGCCAGCGACCCATCATCTGGCGCATTCACTGGTTGGGTCATCTACAACACCACCGAGAAGACCCTCAAGTACTACGACGGGGCCGCCTGGCAAAGATTGCTCGTCAGCATCTCCTCGGCCGGATCTGCCTCGGAAGCCATCACCGTCGTCAACAATGCCGACGGCACAGTCACCATTACCCCGAACCTTGCGAGTGGCACCGACGACGGTGTCATGTCGGCAAGCGACAAAGCCAAACTTGATGCCTCAACCGCATCCGACAGCGTAAACACGCTCGTCATACGCGACGCCAGCGGTCGCTTCCAAGTCTCAACTCCAGTCAACGGTCTTGACGCGGCCAACAAGTCCTACGTCGACTCTGCCCGCACCGGCCTTGACGTCAAGGCGTCAGTCAAGGTCGCCACGACTGGCCCAATAAACCTTGCCGCCGATTTGGCTCCCGGTGACGAAATTGACGGCTACACGCTCGTTGCCGGCGACCGAGTCCTCGTCAAGAATCAGAGCACTGCCTCCGAAAACGGCATCTACGAAGTTCAGTCGGATGGCTCGATCGTCAGGGCAGACGATGCAGACAGCAACGCCGAAGTCACGCCAGGGATCTTCACGTTCGTCGAGCAGGGCACGACGAATGCCGACTCTGGTTGGGTGCTCATCACGGATGCGCCGATAACCGTCGGGTCCACGGCACTTGACTTCTCCCTCTTCTCGGTTGCCGGCAACATCCTCGCCGGTGATGGACTTTCCAAGACCGGCGACGTGCTCAACGTCAATGTCGGCACCGGCATCGAGATCGTCGGAGATGCCCTCCGTATCAAGTCTGATGCCGCAGGTAATGGACTCGGGTACGACGCAGGCGTCCTCTCGGTAAACATCGGGGCGACGACCGGTCTTCAAATAACCTCAGACGACGTCGGAATAAAACTTGATGCCGCAATAGCCGGTCTCGAAACGACGGCAGACGGTCTAAAAATCAAGTCCAACATCGCCGGTGACGGACTCACCTACACGGCGGGTATTCTCAGCAGAGACGTAATCGACCTCGGTCAGGGCTCCGACGACACTACGGGCACCCTTCCGGTCGATCAGGGTGGCACCGGTGCCACGACCGAGGCAAACGCTCGCCTCAATCTTGCCGAAACCCCGGTTGGCTTTACTGGCAGCACCCCCGTCCTGGCGAGGGTGACCAGCAAGGTCATCGGCGACGGCGCCAACACGAGCTACGCAGTGGTCCACAACTTCAACACCCGAGCAGTGGTGGCGCAGGTCTTCGACTCGAGCACCCATGACACGGTCATAGCCGACGTCGTCCGAACCGACGTCAACACGGTGACGGTGGCGTTCAGCAACGCGCCGTCGAGCGGTGCGTTCACGGTCGTAATTACTGGCTAATATGGTGTTGGTGCCTTGAGGGGCACTTCCAACGATTAGAGGACAGTTGAGGCTGTACTAATGACAAGATTCGTAGGCACCCCATTACGCGGGGTTGAGTTCGCCAATCTCGGTGACGAGGCCCTTTCGCTCCGGATCGTCGGCGACCCACACGCGCGACTGCGCATTGACGCCGGCGGTCGCCTCACCTGGTCTTCTGGTGAAGCCACGGGCGACGTGAACCTTTATCGCGACGGAAACAACGCCCTCACGACCGATGACACGTTTGAGGCCGTATCGGGAATAATCACGCTCGTCACCAATGGTGCGCCAACGGCGCCCTTGCCAGATGGTGCATTGGCGGTCGACACGACCAACGACCGCTTTTACTTTAGGTCGGACAGCACATGGCGGGTCGTCCAGGGTGGGGCAACCGTTTCGGCGACACCGCCAGCATCGCCCCTGCAGGGCGCCCTTTGGTTCAACTCATCCAATTCTGAATTGCGTGTTTATAACGGCGCAGCTTGGACTTTGGTTTCTGGTGGGGGTGGTGGCGGCGGCGGTGCTTCCGTAACGGTCAGCGACACGGCGCCAGAATTCCCCGGTCTTGGAGATTTGTGGTTTGAATCCGATACCGGTGCGACATTCATTCGATACGACGAACAATGGATCGAGGTTGGTGCGGCCGGCGACTTCCAACTTGACACCATTCACGACATAGGCGACGTTCAATTATCTGGAGAAACTGCTGGCGAGTATCTCAAATATGACGGAACAAACTGGGTGAATGACGCCATAAATCTGGGAACGGACACCTCTGGCAGTTACGTGCAAAATCTCGTGGCCGGCACCGACATTGTCATCACCAACAACTCTGGCGAATCATCGCAACCGGTGATAAGTGCATCCGTTCAGTACCTGAACAACATCGGCGACGTGACGATCGCGTCCGTATCCGCCGGTCAGTTCCTGAAACATAACGGATCTGGGTGGGTCAACGACACCATTGACCTGACCACCGACACGGTCGGAGACTACGTCGAAAACTTGGTGGCCGGTACCGGGGTCACGATAACGGACAACTCGGGAGAGAACGCAAATCCGACCATATCAATCGGTCAGGCAGTGGGCACTGGTTCCACCGTAACTTTTGCGAGCGTCAACGCACCGTTGACCGGAAACGTCACGGGTAACGTGACGGGCAACGTGACGGGCAACGCGTCCACGGCGACGGCACTTGCAACATCGCGGACAATTGAGCTCACCGGCGACGTCACCGGCTTTGCATCGTTTGATGGCTCAGCAAATGCCTCGATCTCGGCGACGATTCAGCCGAACTCAGTCGCTCTCGGAACTGATACGACTGGCAATTATGTTTCCTCATTGGTTGCCGGAACTGGCGTAACGCTCAGCAATAACTCCGGTGAAGGTGCGACGCCAACTGTTGCCATTGGTCAGGCGGTTGGCACGAATTCAAATGTGCAGTTCAACGATGTGACCGTAGACGGAAATCTGACCGTGAACGGCACGACCACGACCATAAACACGGCAACACTGAATGTTTCGGACAACTTCGTGGTGCTGAACAACGACGTCACCGCCTCGCCAACGGAGGACGCCGGAATAGAAATAGAACGAGGCACCCAGCCGAACGTATTCCTGCGTTACAACGAGACGCTTGACAAGTGGGAGTTCACGAACGACGGCACGAACTTCGCGCAGTTCGGATCTGGGGCGGCAGAGGTTTCCACGACTCCGCCGGCGATAGCCGAAAACGGAACTCTATGGTTTGATTCGTCCACCGCAAAGACATACGTCTATTACGACTCATACTGGGTCGAGATCGGAGCATCCACCGGAAACGGCGTGTCCATAACCACGTCGGAAGACCCTCCCACCAGCCCGACCGAGGGGGACTTGTGGTTCGACACGACGATCGCCAAGACCTACATCTACTTTGATTCCTCGTGGATTGAGGTTGGCTCCTACTTCTCGGCCGGTGGCGGTGGTGGTGGTGGTGCGAGCGTCACGGTTGACACGGTCGCCCCATCGGAACCAGCAGAAGGCGATTTGTGGTTCAATTCAGACACCACCCAGACGTTCGTGTACTACGACTCGTCGTGGATTGAAATAGGTTCCGTAAGCGCGGCGGCGAAACTCCACATCAGTGCCGTACCACCGGCCTCCCCGTCGGAGGGGGACATGTGGTTCGACTCCGACACGGCACAGACGTTCACCTACTACGACGGACAGTGGGTGGAAATCGGAGCATCCGGCATGGCGGCAATCGTGGCCGATGTCGCACCGTCAGGTCCGATAAACGGTCAAATCTGGTTCAACTCCGATACGGGCGGAACGTTCGTGTATTTCGGTTCTGGATCCGTATGGGTTGAAATAGGGGCAGCCCCGGCTTCTGCCATAACCAACAACTTTGAGAATAAGGGAGACTTGCTGGCGGGAACGGGAACCTCCACGTACGACAACCTTCCCGTAGGAGCAAACGGAACCGTACTGCTATCCGCATCCGCCCAAGCGACCGGCTTGACATGGGGCAAGGTCGGTGCAACGAACATGAACCTCCTGTATGCCGACCAGAGCCAATTTCCGTCGGCAACCGACAATCATGGCTCCATAGTTCATAGCCACGCTGATGGCAAGATGTATTACGCCCATGCAGGAAACTGGGTTGAAATACCAACAGCAACGGAAGTACAAGCAAAAGCATCAACCGGCAAGGCCATTGCGATGGCGATTGTCTTTGGAGGATAAGTAATGTCAGCACCAAATATCGTGGGCGTAACAACAATCAAAGGCAAAACGGCGGTTCTCGCCGTCACGACTACGGCTACGCCGATTGTCAAGAATGAGGGCAGCAGCGCAGGCACGACGATAGTCGTCACCAACAGCGGCGCATCCGCATATGTCGTCGGCGGTTCGAACAATGCGACGCTTGCCTTCACCCGTGGCGCGACCTACACGCTTCAGGTCAGCGCCGTCGGGCATCCCTTCTGGATTCAGACATCATCGGGCGCCTACAATGCGGCCAACGTAGTGACCTCCGGCATCACGAACAACGGCACCGAACTCGGCTACATCACTTTTCAGGTTCCTGCCGATGCACCAAGCACCCTCTATTACGTTTGCCAACACCATTCGGCTATGGCTGGCACAATAAACGTGGTAGGCACGGCGAGCAACTCCAACAAGGTGCTCAAGGTCAACGCGCTGTACGTCTCCAACGTAGACGGAGTAAATAACGCTGACGTAACGGTAGACATCGTCAGGTCGGGAACTTCGTACAGGCTTGCCTCGACGATTTCCGTTCCAGCCGACGCAACGTTGGAGATTATCTCTAAGTCTGTTTATCTTGAGGAGGGCGAC